AAGCTAGATTTGCTACGCGAGGAGTTCGACAAGTGAATAGACAAGTCAAGCAAGTTATGGACGCGTGGCCGTTGTTGCTGGCCGTGGTTGGAATAATGACGGCGTTACTGACTGCCTACGCTCAGATATTCGTCAGCGATATTGTTGACACTAAACTGGCCGCCATTCCGGCGGTAAATATTTCAGTCGATCCGAAGATTGCCAGCATGGATTTAGCGATTGCGGCCAACACTCTGACCATAGCGAGCCTCGGGACAGGTCAGCAGGAAATAAAAACGGCGATCAATGATCTGGAAAAAAAGCTCGACCGGACAATCGAGATCATGTTGACTGAGGACTAGCCCCGGTAGTTGGTTGGATCACCCGTACAGCCACAGAACTCACCGTCACACATGACCGGTTTGGAGTCCGGGCAGCGGCAGTCATATTGCGGGTGATGTTGCGAGCCGAGTATGTGAGCAATGGTACTGAGCCCGAGCGAGATTACGGCAACGCCGATGACGACAATGGCTTGGTTTAATTTTTTCATTCAGACTCCTGCAATTTCGTGGCACTCGCGCATGAAGGCCAAGCAGCGCAGCTCCATGCGGTCGATTAAATCCTGGTCGCGTGGTATCTCCACGCGGTGAATGAGCCGCTGTTCGCGTCCCTCGAAGTCGTGGCCCTCGTAGTAGTTGATGAAATACCAGCTCTCGAAGCCGGTCATCCACATGGCACCCTGCACCTGAAAGCGGTTCTCTGCCGGCACCGATTTGAACGGGTCGATGGCTTCCATCTTCTCGGCCATCCGCACGTACTTGAGATAGGTCTTGTACATGGCGCGGCATTTGATCTCGCCACCTGTGTCACAAATTGACAAGTCGGGTTTCTGGTCGGCCGGCGGTGGGATGATCTCGAACAGGTCAGGGGATGCGCCGAACCAGTCATATTCCTTGTGGATCAGGAACACGTCGTGAGCAATGTTCACGTTATATTCCCACTGGTACTGCCCGAGGGCCCGCGGCTCCTGTTCCTTACCGTGGGCGAACCACGGCGCATCTTCCTCGACCGGCTCGTAGCCGTTCAGCTCTTGGGCGATCTGCCGTTGCAGCTTCTGGTAGCCCTGAGTCGATGGCTTGGACATCACCACGCCGAGCCGTGAGGCGGTGATGCGACAGCGCCTGAGTGCCAGCCATTCGTCCGAGCCCTGCTCGACCTCTTTGACGTGGCACTCCATCAGTGCTTGGGCCCTGCTTCCAGCGACAGGCACTCACAGTAGGCTGAGAACAGCATCGTGATCGCTTCCTCTATTGCAATGCCGTCGATCATGGCGATTGCGAACAGCGACTCAGTAGTGCCGACCGCCGGGAAGAACTTGTGGAGATTGTACTTCTCGGTTTCCACGTACAGAACTGCTGGCGTGTCGCCTGGGGCTGCGAGGACTTTGAAACCGACCGGCTTGTCGAGCGTGATGGTGTTCGCTTTCTTGGGGGCTGCGAATATCTGGCCGCCGGCAGCACCGCCGACAGCCAGTACCGGCATGTGTGTTTCGTCGGTATGCACATTCATCTGGTCGAACAGCTCGCGGAGATTCACAGCGGCTCCGCTGGTGGTGCCTCGTCCTGCTCGGGCTCGGGGTCAGGGTCAGCCTTTTTCCCGCCTTTCTTCTTCTTTGCGTTGCCGGCGCCTGCCTCGGCTTCCCGGTCAGCCTGATTGTTCAGGGCATTCACGGCGTGATCGTAATGCTCAAGCGGGATTTGACTCACATCGTCAACACTGAACAGCTTGTGACACATGCGGGTGACTTTCGTATCGGCCTCGCCGGCAAACAGCTTTTTAGCCAGCCAGTGTATGTTGTCAATCTGATCCGGGGCCAGTGTATCGGCTCCGCTCTTGGTGCCAGCGGTGGCGTCATCGTCCACGCTACCCATGCCTGTGATGCCGGCAATGCAGTAGCGTCGCATGTAGGTCAACACAGAGCCGACGCCTTGCGGGCCACCTTTCTCCGGTGCTATCGCCATGTCCGAACTGATCCATTGGCCGGTTTCGTGGGCCAGAATGGTGATGAGTTCGATCGTGCCGTTGGTCGTTTGCTTGGTGGTCTGGATGACAGACAAGCCATTTTTTGACAGCGGCTCGCGTAGCGCATCCAGGTACTGTGAGAGCGTGGCGTACTTGCCCCAATTGCCCTCGGTGGCAGCCTCGACATCGGACATACTGCCCTGCGCCTTGGCGAGAGATTTGAACAGCTCGTCGACTTCCTCACTTGCGGTAAATGGTCTGAAATTTTGTGACATGATTGCTCCTTGGTTGGCCGATCATTAAACCACGGTTGAATCAGCCCTGTAAAGTGTGCTTTAATCGCGCTCTATGAAAACAGCCAAAGTAATAGAGTTCTTCGGCGGCATAACTCAGACCGCTAAAGCCTTCGATGTGAGTGTTCAAGCGGTGTACCAGTGGAAAGCTGACGGCACCATGCCAAAAGCCAGGGCCATCGAGGCTCAAGTGCTTTCCTTTAATCATCTGACCTACGAAGCGACCGCATATACATGAGATCAATTCTAAAGCTACCGCCGGCCGCTCCGGTGTGTCCGTACTGCGGCCATTCATCTGAGCTGGCAAACAGCGCCGAAGTCTATCCCCGCGCCTCGCAGGACTACGGCCAGTTCTGGATTTGCTGGCCTTGTGATGCGTATGTGGGCTGTCATAAAAATTCACGGCGTCACGCTCCGCTCGGCCGGCTGGCGAATGCGGAGCTGCGCGAGTGGAAAAAGAAAGCTCATGCTGCATTCGATCCGCTGTGGCGGGAAAGCGATTGGTCGAGGGGCGAGGGCTACAAGTGGCTGGCAAATTCTATGGGACGTGTCGGTGCGGTTCACATTGGCTTTATGGATGTGGCCGAGTGCCGGCAAGTCGTTGACATATGTACGGGAGAAGCGAATGAACGACGCAGTACCAGTAGCACAGCCGCCAATTAAATTCAGCCTCACGGATGCCGCGCTGGCTGAGCTGGCTGACAAGTACAAGGAGCCCACGGTTCCGACGACACCGGGCGAATACGATGCCCTGAAGGCCGACATTAAGGTGGTGCGGGACGTTCGTATTGCTGTAGATGGCGAGCGCAGGCTGCAAACCGCGGCTGCTCTGGCGCATCAACGGGCGGTCAATGCCGAGGGCAACCGGATCATCGACGCGCTGGTTGCCATTGAACAGCCCATGAAGGACTGCAAGGCGACGGTGGATGAGGCCGAGGAACGCAAGGTCAGGGAAGCCGAGGAAATCGAGCGCCAGCGGATCACTACTATCGAGGATCGGATCAGGAGAATCGAGTCGCTCGGTCAGATCGGGCTGAACACTACGCTTGAGGCCATCGAGTCTCGAATGACGCTGATCGACAATCTTGATCCTGGTGACGGCACGTTCGATGAGTTCGCAAAGCGGGCAGCCGACGCCAAGCAGCACGTTCGCAATGATCTGATCACCGCCAAGGAGCGACTACAGCAGGCGGCCAAGGAACAGGCAGAGCTGGACGAAAAGCGCGAGGCGTTGGAGGCCGAACAAAAAAAACAAAAAGAGGAATCAGATCGACTCGCTGCCGAGCGTGAAGCCTTCGACAAGGAAAAGCGCGAAAAAGAGGAAGCCGACGCTGACGCTGAGCGGGTTCGCGTCGAACAGCTCGAAGCCGCGGCCATCGAGGAACAGACCCGCAAGGATAAGATGGCCGACGCTGAACGCAAAAAGCAGCTCGCGCCTGATCGGGACAAGCTCAATACTTTGGCCGGCAACATTCGGGGGCTGGCCGTGATTCAGTTCTCATCCCCGATAGCTCAACAGATTGCCGACGACGTGTACGTAAAACTCGACACGCTGGCAACTGAAACTGAAATGCTGGCAATGCAGCTGTAGCTGCGGGAGAAAATATGACTAACGAAAAGGGGCCGATGGGCTCAGCGACAATCGGAACAGTGGAAGCGACAGAGATCAATTTGCGTACTGGTCAGGCTCGCTCTGCCATTGACATTGCAAGGGGCTGTATCGGTAGTCTGAAGGCGCTGAAATTCAGGCTGCTTGGCATTCAAGATGATGAGCATGAGCAATCTGACACGCCTGAGTGGGTAAGGCAGGAAGTGGAAGAACTGCAATTTCAGCTCGCCACGGTCAATGAATGCCTGTCCGAGATCGACCGCCATATCGGTGATCTGCAAAGGCTGTAATGGGTAAGCCGGTCACACGAATCGGCAAGTTTGATCACGTCCGGGTCGATGGCGAGGGCCCGGATGTGATGCTGACCATGCCGGCACTAACATCCAGGGCTCACTGGACTGACTTCGCTCAGATTGTGAATGCCCTGCAAATTAAGATCGTCGAGGCGCAACAGTGGGAGCGTCAAAATTTGACACAGGGGCCGGGGCCTTGATTCCGAAATATGGCTGGTTTAGACGCCTCACTCGCAGCCGGATCAACTGGCATTTGATTGATCGGTTTTACGGTGGCCGGTTGTTCAAATTTTATTGGTGGCGGTGCCGGCATCCGTGGATAACTGCGGCCCTTACGAAAATATTGCGCGAGGAAGATGAGAAGCGGATTCAAGAGCTGGACGCCGAAGCCGCGGAGTTTCTAAAGACTCCCGGCGCGAACCAGCTGGCTCGGGACAGTACGGTGAATGATGGCTGAGAAAAGAACAATGATCTATGAACAAGGGATCAGCCCTCACCCTGATGCTCGGCCGGCCTCGTTTTATGTTCCGTATGCGTCCGATGGGGTGATTGTACGCGAGGGCGAAACTTACGAGCTGAAATTGCGGGACGGTCGTTTCACCGTCGAGCGGGTTGAGGCTGTGTCGTGATTCGGTTACTCTCAAAATTCAGAAGGCCCGGAGCTATTAACTCCGAGCCTTCTCGGGACACGCAGTCCAGTTGCGAATTCCGGCGTACGTTGCGCGACCGCATTATATCGCACAACTCACGCCTCGCCACAACCTCTGCCGCGTCCTGCGGTGCGAGGCCCTACCGGAAAACAGAGCCAGTCGGGTACAGGAGCCGCTCACGCGGAGATCGAGTTAGCCCACTCGCCATGTACCGGTCAAACTGCGGTTCAGGCAGCGACCTAATACGGCCCTGGATGTCTGCGGACACTTATATGGTTGGGCTTTGCCCGAAGGGTGGCAGTTTATGGCGTTAGATGCGGGGCCTTATCCAAAAGACTTGCGGCAATGTAAGGCTTGCGACGCTGACATGGTTTTCCTGAAAACAAAAAAAGGTAAGTGGATTCCGGTCAACGTGATCCCCACAGATTCAGAGTTTCGCGGGCCGAATGCCGGCGAGACTAAATACAAGCATGGCGAACACCAGCCGCATTTTGTGACGTGTCCGTGTGCAGGAGAGTTCAGACGATGAAAGGAGAAAGACTTGACACTTAGAACGGAACTGAAAAAGCAGGCCGGCAAGCAGCTGGCCGAAATGCAGGCTGAGATAGTGAAAACAGCCGATGCGGTGACTACCGGGAGTAGCCTTTCATCATTTGATCTGATGAAGTCTGCTTGTTCGGGGCGCTCTGCGACAGTCGAAAAAAAAATGATCTCATTGCTGGTGTCTGACGCCGAAGCGGAGATACTGAAGCAATGGAATGACCAGCAGGAGCTGTTCAAAAAGGAAACTAAGGAAAAGCTATGAAACTTGCCATCGACCAGATTCTGATATCTGACAAGACGCGGGTCCGGGTCAGAATCGACCCTAAGACCGTCGACGAGTACGCCGAAGCCATGAAGAACGGCGCGATATTTCCGGCGGTCACAGTGTTTGCCGAACCGAACTCACAGCGGTATTACTTGGCTGATGGCGAAACGAGAATCCTTGCCAAGCTGAAGAACGGCGACCTGACAGTGGGCGTTGATGTCAAAGAGGGCGACCGTCACGCTGCTTTCGAGTATGCCCTGACCGCTAACACGGCTCACGGTATGCGTCGCAGTAGTGCCGACAAGCATCATGGCGTGGCGATGGCTCTGGCCGATCCTCACTATGACGATTGGAGCCTGCGGCAGCTGGCTGAGCTGTGCATGGTGTCGCATGAAACGGTACGCAACATCAAACAGGAATCATTGTCACCGGACGGAGAACCCGGCGGTAATGTTCGGCCTCGGAAGGCACCCCCCTCGCAAGATGAGGTCGATTTGAAGGAACTGCGGGAGGCAATGGCCCAAATCAAGGCTTTTCCGTATTCGGGTGTAGGGCTCGTCAAGAAGCTCGGCCTGACTCCTGACGATTATGGCGGCGTTCGTTATTGTCACGAATGGTTTGGCGAAGTGATCAAGAGCGTACCGAAGCCCAAAAAATGACATTTGAGCTGCGCCCTTACCAGCTGACTGATGTCAACTATGCAATGGATCATGGCATCAATGACCGGCCGATTCATTGCGCGCCGACCGGCTCAGGCAAAACGGTCATCCAGGCTTTCATTGCCAAGCGGGAACTCGACCGCGGCAACCGCACCGCGATCCTGACGCCGCGCGAGGAAATCTTTAACCAGACACAAAGCATTCTGAATGCCGTGGTGGGGCCTCAGAACGTCGCCACGCTGCGCGCCGGCCATGCGTGGAACGCATACAAGCCGGTGCATATTGTCAGCTGGCCGACACTCACGACTCGCACAAAAAAATCAGATTTGTGGTTCCCTGACGTGGAGCGGGTGCTGGTCGATGAGGCTCATCTTTCGATGGCTCCGCGGGTGTCCGAGTGTCTGGATTACTACGCCGAACAGGGTGCTGTGATCGACGGCTACACGGCCACGCCTTCGCGCAAGTCCGGCAAGGGCCTCGGCCGCTATTTCACAGAGATCAAGCACGTCACGTCGGTACGCCAGCTGATTAAAGACGGCTGGCTGGCACCGCTCGAATATTGGGGGGGTGCAACTGTTGACACGAAGGGCCTAAAAGTTGCAAGGGGTGACTATGAGGTAGGCCGTTTGTCTCAGCGTTGCACTCTCCTGGTTGGCGACGTGATCGACAACTGGCTCAGGCTGGCCCCGCACCGGCATACGCTGGTCTTTGGTGTGGATATAGCCCACGCGGAGGCACTTTGTGATCGCTTCCTGAAGGCGAACGTGAACGCCGCCGTGATCCACAACCGGCTCGGGGATGCTGAACGGTTCAGTATCGTCAGCCGTTTCAAATCTCAGGAAATTCAAGTTCTTTGTAACGTGACGATAGCGAGCTACGGATTCGATTGCCCGGAGATCGACTGCGTGGTGTCAGCTCGGCCGACTAAATCTATGGTGCTGTGGCTTCAGTCTTTGGGCCGTGGGATGCGTCCCGCGGAAAATAAATCTGAGTGCATGGTGCTGGATCATGCCGGCAACACCGACAAGCTCGGCCAAGCCGAGGACTTGTTTCGCTGGCGTTTGGATGAGGGCAAAAAGGCGGTCGAAAACTGGACGCGTCAGGAAGCCGGCGAGCGCGAGGAACATACGCACACTTGCGAGACTTGCAAACATATCTTTGCCGGCTCTCGGGTCTGCCCTAAATGCGGCTGGACGGTGCCGTTCAAAAAAGTCGACGTGGCCTCTACTGATGAGGACTTGGTGCCAATCGGGAACAACATGGGGAAGCGGCTGCCGGTCGGCTGGCCGTCACATAAAGAGTTTTATCAAATGCTTATCGGTTACGGGGCCTCGAAGCGGTACAAACCTGGATGGGCCCCGAATCAATTTAAGTCTATGGTCAATGTTTGGCCGGACAATAACTGGATGAATCTGCCGAGCATGGAGCCGGATCAGCGGGTGTTGAACTGGATCAACAAGCAAAAGCAGAATTATGCGCGGAGAGCGTCATATGCAAAACGAGCTGAGCGAAAAAAGAGAGCAACAGCTTAAAAAATACACCGCATTTCTAGCGGATCGGCTGGCGTTGGCGCTGACGTTTCTATATGCCATCGACGACGCGGTTGATCCTTTCAGGGCGAAGGATGCCGCCGAATATTCGGACGCGGATTGGATCATTGCCGGCCTCGCAATGCTTGGTAAGTCTCAGGTTTTCGCGGAGTATCAATCAGCGTATCCGCCGGCAACGGAGACTTACGAAATCATCAAGGCCGTTCGGAGCGGCGCGGTTCTCGACATACGGGAAACTGATGTTTACCGCGAGTGCCTTGCCTCAGTCCGTCACATGATCAGGAGATACAATGACGATATCACCCGCCGAGCTGACGCTGCGCGATCTACGAAATCAGGGCTACCGGGCTCAGGTAGTCGAGAAGTGGAATCCCCACGCCCGCGTTAGACAAGACCTGTTCGGCATTATCGACGTGCTGGCTATCGGTCGGAATGAGACTATCGCTGTGCAGTCCACGACGAAGCACAATCTCAAGGCCAGGATAAAGAAAATCGCTGAATCTGAGTCCATTGGTGACATTCGAGAGGCCGGCTGGACGGTGCTGGTTCACGGCTGGCACCAGCCCAAAGGCAAGGGCACTCGCTGGCAGCTGGTCGAGGTTGACGTATCGTGAGCGGCGTCACAGTAACTCAGAAGCGGGGCGACTATGGCAACCGCTGGAACTCTAGCCGGATGCGACCGCTCAGCGCCAAGGCCGGAACTATGCAGGGTAATTGGTGGCACCGATCTTTGTCGGCAGCTGACATGGCGGTGCTGATGCGGGGGTGGAAAAGGGGCGAGGCCGAAGCCCCGCCCGATTCTCTAGCGGTCGATGATCTCCAGGAGCTTTGATGCTGTTTTGTTGGCTTCCTCGAAATGCTGGATCATCTTCCGTTGGACGTAGAAGTGTCGTCCTTTCGGGTTCCAGCGTTCGGCCAGTACCTTGCCGGACTGTGACGCCTTTTTGATGACTGTGAGGCGGGCTCGGAATTTTGCTAAACTCGGCTTTCCAGTGTTTTCATACATTGGGACTTTCCTTGAGTCTTTGGCCCTCGTTACAGCGGGGGCCTCTTTTTGGCACGATTGCCAGTGTACATTATCTCATGCCGCGTATTCATTGGGCTGTAGCCTGTTTCTGTCAATTTTTGACAGGCGGCAAGCCTTATGGCCCGGTCAATGTTGCGGTGCAATGCGCTATTAGGATCAATCACTTATGGTAGGTAAAACGCGCAAGGCCACGGCCAAGCAAAAAAAACGCATGGAAACGATCAAAGTCTTGGGCTGCGTGGCCTGTCTTTTGGACGGTGTTCTGGATCGCCATGCGACGGTTCACCACATTCTAGCCGGCGGGATCGGCAGCAAGCGGCTCGGTCACGATTTCACTATTGGGCTGTGCGACTGGCATCATCAAGCGACCTGTAACCGCGGCCTGAGCCTCTCTGCCATGTGTTCGACGTGGGGGCCTAGCCTAGCCCACTCGCCTCGGAAGTTCGTCGAGCAGTACGGCTCTGAGCGGGAATTACTCGAGATACAAAACTTTATCCTGGGCGCTTTTGAGTCTGAGCCTTGGGCCGACTACACTATGCCGGCATTCATGCGATCTCAGGTAAGGGAATTTTGGATAATGGATCAAAAGTCGTGAGGCTTTCAGACTATCGAACCGCGCTGCGGCGAGCGTCATATCCTCGTCATTTTCACTGGTGCGGTGGGGTGGTTCGGATAGCTGCGCCTGACCGCCCGCCCGAAATTTGGGAGAACGGTCGCTGGCGCGATTTGGAATTTCAGTCTATCGCCTAATTTGCCGGCGCGATCAGTGGCGCAAGGTGCCCTCTCCGGCCACCGTCTTGCCCAGAAGAGCCTGACCCCTTCAGGCTGCGCCATGTTAGGGGCCGCCGGCAGCTCTTTTCAGTTTCACCAGCTCAAGACACCGCCACGCAACCGGCGGCATCTTGCGGCTCTCGTTCTTCCAGCAGCGGTAAGTGCTGTAAGGCGCTCCCATTTCGGCAGCCAAAGCTACTGGCCCCAGGTTTAACTCGTCCTGAGCGGCGGTGAGTGCCTTGTTCTGTTCGTGTCGTCGGCTCATTGCAACAGCTCGACGGTCAACGTGCCGCGTAGCATGGTGACGGCACTCTGACAGGTGAACAGCAGCGCGAAGTCTTGCCGGCCGGCATCCAGCCAATATATTCGAGAGTAGCTGATGCTGTCGGTCTGCCCTGATGCGGCAAAATCCCCGATCGCTCGGCTTACCTGTTGCTGGCTCTGGCGTGTATCGCTTATCACTGGCAGGACGTGGATCACGGCCTTTGGGGCTGCCCGGAAGTTTAGAAAATAGCTGATTTTCACCGGCTGGCCTTCGGTCTGAACGGTGATACTGGTTTGGAGTCCTGGGACTTGTGTCCACGAATCGAGGCAGGCTGCGCTGTTTATCGACAGATCGGCTTGTGTCACGGTTGCCGCGGGTTGTGGCGGTATGGCCTGAGCCTGAGCGGCCGGGACGGCACCGCTGCAAGCGTTCAGGGTGTGAAGTGCGGCCAAGATGAGGGCTATATATTTCATGTTGTCTCCTTGATGCGGGTCAATACGGTATTCGCGGCATATCTGCCGGCCCCGTTAAGGTGGCGCTGCCATGCGCCGTTGTAGCGGCTCCACCTGAAGCCGTGGCGCTTCAGTATCGTGCGGATCGCGTCGGATGGTTTGCCGGGGAAAATCAGCTGTATTCGATTCTCGTCGACGTTCTCGACCAGCGTCACGTCACCGTGTTGGCTTTCGCTGCTCTCGGTGGGCGCTTCTTTCAGCTGTTCAATGCGCTGCTTCATGCGCCGTATATTGGCGTTGTTATTGGTCAAAACGTAGCCGGCAAAACCGACACGGCCGCAGAAGTCGGGCTCGATCAATGCTCTGGCTTGGGTCTCTGTGCTGCCGAGTTCAATCAGGGCCGCTATCTGTCCGGCTGCGGTCTTGTTGGCCCTGATGGCCTTGTTGCACTTTTTCATCAATACCTGGTCACGTTCGGCGCGGTCAATCTTGGCCTGTAACTTGGTCACGGCCTCGGGGTCATCCGCGCTGATCCCTGCTTTGCCTACGCCTGCGGCCTTGCCGCGGTAGTAGGCGGCCTTGTCGTCGGCCTCGATACTGCGGCGCATGGCATTATCTGAGCGATTCAGTGCTGCCCGGTGGCGCTTTTCGGAGTGGTGGCCTACAAGGATGGGCTGCCCGAATGGAATCCCGTCGACTGCGTTCCTGCTTGCTTGGCAGGCGCTCGCGCTCTTGGCGTCGTTGCTATCTGCAAGGTCCAAGTAGCGTTGCCGTCGTGCTTCCTGTTTTTCCTCATAGTGGTTTGGTGGCTTGTCGAACTCGCCGGCCTCGGTCGGGCCGTTGTATTCGTTGAAGTGCTGAATCTCACTAATGAGTACCGACGTCACAATCTCGCCGGTTCGGCTGTCTCTGAATCTTTGGCTTTTCATTGGTTCTCCCTCAGTAGTTCATGGCTTCTGCGAAGTGGTCGCGTTGGTAGCTCTGGCCCTCTGTCCAGTACGGGAACATGGCTGGCCGGTCTTTGTATGGGTCGTAGCCGGCATGAAACGTGGCCGGGTTGCTGTCGGCGTATGAGGTGCTGTAGCGTTGTAGCCGGCCGTCACAGTCTCGGCCGTCGCTTTCGTTCTCTCGCTTCAGTAGCCGGCCATCTGAGCTGAGCGTCCAGCTCTCGGCCGAGCTGCTCCATCCTTCGTCCGTGGGCCCGCGCTGATAGTGGTGTAGGCTTTGTCCAGGCTTTAGCGTCAATGTCACGTCGTCGCCATTGACAAAGGCCATAAATCTACAATTTTTGGGTTTCATCAGCTTGTCTCCTGCGGTCGTGTTGTCGTGTGAGGCGCTCGGCGTGTTCCCTGACTACCGGGTGCCATGTTTCGGAAATAGGCTGGCCGGCGCGGTAATTGTTCTCCGTCCATTTTTGAAAATGGCCTACTTCCTCGTCATTTAGTGTGCGGAATCCGTGGCTAAAGTCTGTCATGTGCAACACCCGCAACACGGCGCGTCCTCGCAACGGCCGTTCGCGTTCCGTCGGCCTAGCAGGGAGCCGTCCGAGGCATAAAAGCCGGTCGGGTCGTAGTGGCTGCGGGCGTGGCCTTCATTATCAAAGCCGTTCACTGGTGCCCGGTGGCCGCGGCCGTTGGTGGCCTGTATCGGCTCGGTCTGCGAGATATGGAACACGGTCGCACCCTTCCGCCGGCGATAGCTGTCCTTTTCGCCTGTCTCGGGGTTTGCCTGTTTCGATTGGCACGTTATCCACGTTTCAATTCTCACGCCATACTCGCCGCGCTTCACGTCGGCCGGCCGTTTCTTGACCTGTCGGCCCTTGGCTTTCCATGCGTTGTACGTGAAAACGTTTACCCTGGGTTTGATATCTTCCTCGGGTATGCCTCGCGCAATGAAGCCCTCGAATATGGCCTCATAGTTGGCGAGTGATTCGCCATTTTCGGCGCGGTTTAACGCGTCAGTTTGTTGCTCGTTTGTTGCTGTCATTAGCTTGCCCTCTAATGGTTGCGGGGTGGTTAAATCGGGAATAGCGGTGACTGACCGCTGGCTAGTACGTGTCCGAGTCCGTGGTTCTTGCCTAAGCACTTGCACTCGCAATCAGGCCCTCGCGCATATAAGCAGGCGTCATTACATAGGCGCTTGCGTTTGTTACGTCCGGGCCCCGCCGGCATGGCCGGGGATTTGGTGAGCTGTAGCGGTGGGCGCGTCACTTTGAGCCCCTTACGCGGTAGCCGGCACGATAGGCTGACCGGGCAAAGCGTGTGGCGCATAGCTGACGGCAAAATTCGCCGGGGCCCTCATAGCTTCCATCCCAGTACCGCGGCCAGCTGTCGAGGGTGCGGCTGACGCTTGTGAAGCCGTCCAACATTACATAGCCGGTCGACGGTCGCATGTGCCGGCCACAGTACGCGCATGGCGGGCGCTCGCTGACCGGTGGCGGTTTGGGCCCTGTCCAGTGTCGTGTCATATCAGCTCCAGTTGTAGCGGCTGAGTGGCCGCGGGTGTTAAGCGTTCGGTGATGCGTCCCCATTGCTCGGCCATTGCTCGCGCAATGCCGGCATAGGTGCGGCTGCGGTCGTGGCCGCGGTCGGCGCTCGGGCCTCGGCTGTCGGCTCCGCATGGTGACTGATTGGCCCAGCGGTTCACGGTTCGGCCGTCGTAGGTCGTCACGGTGGGCGGTACGTAGTCCGTGGGCTGCAACGGCGGCAAGCCGTCCAACCATAGGCCGGTACGCTTGCTTACGTCGTGGCCGAACTCGTAGGGCTGTATGTATTGATCAGCCGGCCGGATGGCTGTGCCGATACGGCCGACCGGGTTCTCAAGTGCGATCTGCGGCACTGGTGCGTCGAGTAGGTCACGCACGAATGCCAAGGCTTCGTCTGATTTGATTTGCCGCGCTGGATACTCGGCATCGTGTTTGGGCTGGCAGCGCCACAGCTGGCAAGCTGCCAAATATGTGCAGGGCGGGTGCGCGATCATCAAGTGATAACCGTCCCCAAGTATGTCCCGCACGTCGCCGCGGTAGTGATTGCCCGGTGTCTCGGTGTCCAGAATGTCACAGCTCGTCGCGGAGTGACCGCGGGCTGCGAATTCGTCCCTGACAGCTCCTGAGAACTCGCAGGCAATCAGAACTCGTGAGAGCTGATAGCCAGCCTTGCGGGCTCTGTCGAATGCGGTACAGGCGTCCTGAGATATATCAGGCCAGCTCCAAGTCGTGCCGAGCTGGTCTGAAATAGCCCCCGCCATAATTTCGTGGGCGTCGTGATAGTCGTGGGCGTGGTCAACGGTGGCGTCCGGCTCCGCGGCGTTGCGTTCGCGGATGGTCGCCAGCTGGCCGGCGGTGTGGCGCTCCCGCATAGCGGCTGAGAAGTCAGCCGCTAAACGGGTCACGTCAAGCTGTGGCAAGCGTATCAGCAACGCTCAAGGCTCCGACAATCGGCCTCGAACTCTACGTCGCGATTAACGTCGACCGCGATATAGACGCCATCAATGCGTTCGGCTACGCGCTCCTTCAGAGCCTTCTGCATGTTCGGGAATGGCCGGTAACCATGCTCCGACATGCTGAGGTCAGGCCGGCCGAGGGATTCAACGGCGGCCGTGACGTTCATCAATTTAGCCTCAATGCTGCCGCGGCTACGCTCTTTCAACGGTGCGGTGTTCAGGCCGCTATCAATGGGCCCCGCGTGGTTGTTCTGAACATGGCGGATCATTGCAGCCTTATTGTATGGCCGGCGGTTTGCGGCACATGCGAGCATCAACAGGTACAGCGATATACCTGCGTCAATTTCGTCAAGGCCCCAAGGCCCCTTGCTGGTCGTTGTCATAGTGATAGCCTCTCGCGGAATCGAGCCCGCGGTATCGTCAGGAAATGTCCCTCGCCATCGGTCGTGGCGAGGCCGAAGTTCTGCGCGCTGTCGTCCAGTTCCTGAAACGTGTTACCGCTCCAATCCCGGTTGCTCTCAAGTATTGCGAGAACATCCGAACCGAACGCAATAAGCGCGCGATCGTGTGGTGATGTGTACCTTCCGGAACTCATAATTTCATTTGCTCCACCCGTCTTTCCAGTTTACTTCTGGTCGGCGACCGATCGTGCGTTCGAACGTGTTGCACTTGCCCTGAACGACCTGCTTCAGTAACGGGTAGCATCCGCTATCGTCTATGGTGTAGTAACGATCGCCGCGATGGAAAGATTTGCCAGATCCGAATCGTTCGTAAACTTCAAGTGTGCGAACTACTGTTTTGCCGGATCCGCGTTTGTCGGTTACATATTTGATGGTTACTGGTGTCATGCCACTGCCATCGGTGCGGTGTTGTATTCATACATGAGTTTTTCTTCAAGCGTTCGCAGTGCCTTAATTTCGGAATCTCTGTCGTTGTTATTCCAAGGATCCACTGCTCTTATTTCTCGGCGCACGAGTCCAAGTAGTTTGCCGATCTCTTCGATGGTAAGGTCATTCATATCGTTCTCCCGGTTTGTGTGTTTCAGTGAATGTATATTGCTCCGCCTCTTATATATACGCGCGTTGCGCCTATTTGTCAAGCTGGCTTGAAAGCCCCGCCACGTAAGGGCTGCGGCCGCGGATTCCAGGGTATTCGCTGCCCGGGTCGACATGGCGCTATAATCCGGACGTGTCAACATTTGACAGGATGACAGGCCATGACCGAACGACACGCCACGTACAATGCCGAGCTAGAATCTCTCCTTGATGACATGACACCAAAGCAGGCTATGTTCTGTCGCGAGTACTTCATCGACCTCAACGCTACCGCCGCCGCCAAGCGCGCCGGATACTCCGAGCGGTCAGCCTATTCCATAGGCGCCGAGAACATGAGCAAACCTGTAATCATTGCGGCAATCGACCTGTTTTTCGAGCGTAAGTGTGAGGAAATAGCGATTAGCGCGGACGTGATTGAGCGGGAGTACTGGACGCTATACCGCGAGGCCCGCGACAAGGGCCTACACGCTGTGGCTCGCGCCTGCCTGAAAGATTTGGGCGAGTATCACGCTATGTTCGTGAAGCAGGTCGCATTCTTGGACGGTGGCCAGCTGGCCGAGCGGCTGACCGGTGGCAGGGCCCGCATGAACAGCGACCACGCACTATCCCCGGACGGCCGGCCAGCCCGCGACCGCATGAACTGAGCGCCATGCGCCTAACCGAGCGTAGGCCACACCATGCAGACAGCCAGCACATCACACAGAACACACGACCACGACCGGCCGGCCGACCCCCCGAGGGGGGGCATGACCTATGAATTTGCGCTTGTGGGCCCCCCCGTTTCCCCATTTTTCTATGGAATTTTGGAAAAAAAAATAAAATCAGTGTCAAAAATTGACAGTGGAGTAGTGAAATGTGCATAGCAGCGTTGCCGAGCAACACGTTGGCGAGCCAGATTTTCAAAAGCGGCATAAGCGGGAAAGTCCGGGATGCGGTATTTGGCAAGGGGACTTCTCAGAAGATCGTGAACCGTGTTGACCGGGCTTTTAAGAACACGACGCCGGAGTTTTTAATCAATGAGGGTATCGGTGTACAGCCTGGGAGTTTTTTCGGACAGACATCGGGAGATTTTGATTTTGAGGGAGATCGGATAGCGGGGATAGAGGCGGCAGATGCGAAGAAGCGGGCAGCGGAGTTGCGTCGTCAGACGCGGTTGCTGCCGGAGAATCAGGGCTCGTCTTTTCTGGCGGGCGGATGACTAACGCGCTCCGGGACATTGATATAGAGATCGCGGAGGACGCGAGTCACTTTTACGCTGATCCGTTGGGTTTTGTGATGTGGGCTTTTCCGTGGGGGGAGTCGGGGACTGAGTTACAGAATTACGATGGGCCGGACGAATGGCAGCGTCAGGACTTAATTGACACTGGCAAGTTTGTAGAGGCTCGGAATTTCAATGGTATTGATCCGGTGTTGCCGATTCAGATGGCGACGGCTTCGGGTCACGGCATTGGCAAATCGGCGCTGACCAGCTGGAAGATATTGTGGTTGATGAGTACACGGCCGCGGTGTCGAGGGACGGTAACGGCGAACACGTCGGATCAGCTCAAGACCAAGACCTGGGGTGAGCTGGCGAAGTGGCTGAGTCTGTGCATAACGGGTCACTGGTTCGTGTACCACAATTCCAAGGGCAACATGAATTTGCGGCATTTGTCGAATCCTGAGAAGTGGAGGACGGATGCCTATACGTGCAAGGAAGAAAACTCAGAAGCGTTTGCCGGTCAACATGCAGCCGACTCGACCTCGTTCTACATTTTCGATGAGGCCAGCAACGTACCGGGCAAGATATTCGAGGTAGCCGAGGGTGGTCTGACGGATGGCGAGCCGATGTTTTTTTGCTACGGCAATCCGACGCGCAATTTCGGTCGGTTCTTCGAGTGCTTCCACCGGCTGAAGCATCGGTGGCATACGCAGCAGATAGATGCTCAGACGTGCAAATTTCCCAACAAGGAGCTGCATAAGCGTTGGATTCACGATTGGGGTGCGGATTCTGACTATGTTCGGGTACGGGTATTGGGTCGATTTCCGAGGGCAGGCGATATGCAATTCATACCGAGTGATGTGGTAGCGGAAGCGTCGAAACGCGAGCCGGAATACATCGACGATGATCCGATGGTAATGGGGATAGACGTAGCCAGGGGCGGCGAGGATCGCAACGTGATTTGTTATCGCAAGGGTCGTGATGCCCGGACGTTCAAGACGTTTATCATACCGGGCGAGAAAACGCGGGACTCTATGCGTCTGGTATCGCTGGTGGTCGATCTGGTGAATCCGGATAGGTGGGGCAATAAGGCTGAGTTGATGATGCCGGATGCCATATTCGTCGATGAGACAGGATTGGGCGGGCCTATCGTGGATCGGCTGCGCCAGCTCGGGCTGAATGTATTTGGTGTCAATTTTGGATCCAAGGCGATAGATACACAGCACTATGCGAACCGCTCAGCTGAAATGTGGTTCCGAATGCGCGAGTGGTTGATGCACGGCGGCTGCATCAAGGATCATGCAGAGCTGGAAATGGATTTGACGGCTCGGGGCTTCAAGCACAATGCTCGGGATCAGCTGATGCTGGAAACCAAGGATGAAATGAAGAAAAGGGAGCTGGCGTCACCTGATTGGGGCGACGCGCTTGCTTTGACGTTTGCGCTGCATGTCACTAAACTTGAACGCGATCAGCGCACCGGGGAAGTGGCCTCACGCGGCCTGACCGGCAGGGCTGCAACTGAGTACGATCCTTTGGAGAGAAATCTTGGCTAAGACAATCGTTTCAGGCACATTCGGGGCAAGCGGGCAAAGTGCCGACTTCCCTGTGATGGGAAAATTCAATGTTCTGTTATCCGGTGGTGTCGCTACCTGTGTACTGGAAAAGTCCTATGACAAAGGCACTACGTGGTTCGGCGTGACCGACGCTGCTGGCGTATTGGTGTCACACGTCATGGCCTCGGATGTTCAGCTCCACGCGGTATTCGAGGAACCGGAAAGCGGGGTTATATATCGCATTGACTGTACCTGGACATCGGGCACAGTCACTTTCCGCTTGTCCCACAACTAAGGAACGATTATGTGCTTTGCCAGTACACCGGACTTACCGGAAGCGCCGCCACAGGTGCCCCGCTTAGCTGATGCAGGGGTGCGCCTCGCGCGTTCGCAGGAGACATCACGCAGGCG